ACGATACCAATGTTCTTGGTTTCGTACACTTTTGTCCAGTTACCAACCGTTGCAAGCTGAGCTTGAGTCGGGTTAGCACTGCCGCCCCATTTGGCACCGACGGGGTGATAAACATAGTGCAGGTCGATTGCCATGGCATCACTCTTGGCGAGGATGTCACGGTCAGTTTCAGTCCGCAGTCCCATCTGCTCACTAGAGGCGATAGCGCCAGCGGTGAAGAAATACACCGGATAGTTGGTGCTGGTAGGGGTCAGATCGTCCGAAACAATTACCCTGAGGCCCATATACGTGGGAACTGAGTTGTCGCCGCCATAAGCGCCAGCGATGCTGCCAGCAAACACCGGAGCGATGTTAGTGGTTGCAACAGTACCGCCGCCACGTGCTTCCGTATTGGTCACGTAGTCAATGGCCTTGCGCTCAACCAAGTCATAATAGACAGCAGAGTGCATGCACACGGCAGTCAACTTGTCGCCTTGATCACCGAGCAGGCTGCGAGCCTTTGCCACCTGACGGGGGCCAAGGGCAGTCATGCCGCTGGTATCAAAACGCAGAGCAGAGAAGGCAGGGCTGTCAGAACCAGTCAAGGCGCCGAAGACACCTTCAAGGGTTTTGATCAGATCCTTCTGGCGTTGGTTGGCCACATAATCAGCCACCTTGGCGCCGATAGCAGCCATGGGGTCAGAACCAGCAGCTAGGGCGGCTAGGTCGCGGGCTTCCCATGCTTTTCCGCGACGCAAAATTACGCCAACTTGCTTGTCGGCTTGGATTTTGCCGGGAGTCAGCGAGGTGCTGTCAGACAGCACTTCGAAATCACCAGACAGATTGGCCTTCCAGAAAGGCACATTGACGGTATCACCACCCTCGGTAGCATTCAGCTCAGCCATGGGCTGCACCACACCGGATGCCAAGAAAGCATCGCGGGCAGTAGTAGCCTCAATGACATACGGCGTAAAAATCTCGGGGATGATGATGTCAGAGCGAAGAGTCGCCATGATTCATCTCAAAAGAATGGTTTACGGGTTTGGGCGCAGCCCGATGCCCAGCGCAGCCGGTTGCCAATATCTTAACGGTTGGCAGCAGCTTTCATTCGATCGTATAAATCACGATCGGTGCGATACAGCCGCGCCTGTTCTGTCAGATTGAAGCTGTCACGGTTAAACGGGTTAGTCATACCAGCCGGAATGCTGCCACCTGTTGCACCGCTAGATGGTGCTCCGCTGCCTTGTGGCTTGGGCTGCTTTTGCATCCATGCAGGCAACGTCTTAGCCCATTCAGCAACGGGTTTGCGTTCGTAGCCATCTACCACTACCACGGTGCCATCAGGTTCGCGCTCGATGGACTCGGGCTTGAGCTTGGTTTTTAGCACCATGTCCGGGTCATGCACGATGTCCGCCAGTGCGGTCACGGCAGGCGTGACCAGTTCTAGCTCATGGACACGGCTTTCAAGTTCTGTGATGCGCTGGTCCTTTTGTGCCGTCGCCTCACGGAACTGCTGCTCCAGAGCTTGTCTGGCTTCTTGGTATTTTCCTTGGGACTCAAGCTGTTGCTGTTCGTGGTTTCGCTTGAACTCAAGCAGCTCGTCGATGTTGACTCCATCGGGTGCCTTTAATTTTTTGGCAGCACGCAACTCAGCAATCAGCTCTTGATTCTTGCGTTCAAGTGCCTCGACACTACGTTGCAGTAAGTCGTTGTCACCGCTGGTAGCCGCAGGCTCCTGGGTGGTGTTTTCTTCGGACATGAATAACCCGCAGGGTTAAGTGCAGCTTTAGGCTATCACCACTTGGCCTTATCGGCCCAGTATGCGGCGCTCATCTTGCCTTTAGCTATGTTGCTCGCGTGTCTTGCCTTGAATGATGCCCGTCTTGCTTTTGCAGCAGCAGATTCGCCTTCGCGTGATGGGCTGCCGCTAACGCCCTGCTGACCGAACCTGATGAGCTTGATGGTTTCACCTTCTTTTGCCAAAACCGCATGAGATTTGGTCGGATGCTTAGGCGTCCGCTTGGGCTTGTTGTAGCCCTCAAATTGCTCGCCGCGATACTTGATAGCCATTAGCTTCGCGCCTTCTTGTAGATGTCCCGATCAGCTTTGCGGGCACCGCCTTTGCCGGAGACGTAGCTATTTACGCGGCCCATTGCCCACGCTTCCATTGGGACATTGCGAGAACCACTAGACAGGTAGGCACCTTGCCCGCGCCGGTAGACAGAAACCAATTCGCCGTACTTAAACCGGGTGCCTTCAGCTTTTGCCTTAAGGGCTTTTTTAGTTGCCTCGCTTAACGGTTTTGCGCTTGCCACCTTGTTCAGTCCTCGATTTAGAAACAGCTTTGATGTCAATAAATTCGCCGCGCTTGTAAGCCTCGGCGGTGCTTTTGATCTCCCGAGCTTTGGCGCTCTTGTTTTTGGCACCGCTAAGGTACTTTTTCGGCAAGCCTGTTGCTTTGTCTTTGGGTACGCGGCGTTGCTTGTTAGCCATCGTTACTTTTTACCTCCTTTCTTAGGCATCGGCTTTTGAGGCTTGGCTGGTCCGGTGTACTTAGGCATCTGCTTGCAGGCAGCTACCCTGCCATGCTACTGCAATTAACGATGAATCATGATTCATGCCGGGGTATGGATAGCGACTGCACGCTCCCTGTATTTCCCTCGCAGGTATTGTATTGCAGGCTCCCCGGCAAATAAAAAAGCCCGCTGCTAGGCGGGCTGGTTGTCAACTACGTTTGGCATTAAGCAGCAACGGGGCTACATACTTGATCCATTGGGATCGGGCTTCGATCCAGTTATCACCCCAGGCATCGGCGCCATCGATGTCTTCGGGAAGCCAAGCGCAATCAGTGAGAATGCCGACTCCATCGACTCCATCGCGGGCACCTCGAAGAACTGAGTGGATAAACGGAAGCTGCTGAAAGCCAGCAACATCGCGGGGCCAAACGTAGGCAGTGGTTTTCATTTGTCAAGGTGCAGTGGGGATCTCTCCCCTTAGCACTATTATACCACATAAAAAAGCGCATGTAAATAGTACAAATGTACCATTTTAATTACCTACCCTTTTGGCTTGCGCTTCCGGCTTTTTCCTGCTTTTGCCAGTGCGATTGCCACTGCTTGCTTTTGCGGTTTGCCCGCCTTCATCTCTCGGCTGATGTTTTGGGAGATCACTGCCTGACTCTTGCCTTGTTTTAGGGGCATCACGCCATTCCTGAATGTCTGTCAGCAGATTAGCGCCATCTGCTGTTGCCCAGCCTTTATCGGTATATACCGCTGGCACCCATGCCTCACCAACAAGGGCCTCGACTGGATCGCTATAAATGCCGGTATCGCGGAAATGCCGCAGGTCAGGCAGCGTCATAAAGTGCTCGTAGTTGCTGCAAGGTTAGCTCAGACCCATCGTCGCGGACCAGTTTGGCAAGGGCGTTCTGTGGTCCGTATTGTTCAGACAACGTGCGAAAATAAGGAACCTTACGAACACCAAGCGCTTTTGACTGCCGTGCTAGCAATTCTGCATCCGTCTCTCCTGGCCGCTTCTTCTCAAGCCATTCGCCATAGCTCATGTTGGCCGGCACCTGGCCGCCTGCTGATGCACGCTTGGCTGGCGGTGGTGGCGTGAAGCCTAGCTCGTCATAATCAATCACCGGCACTGTTGTCGAGCGGCAGTTGAAGTGTTGCGGCGGCGTCGGCCCCTTGCCGTATTCAAACTCTCGACCATCCAATGCACGACAAATACTGCTAGTGCGGGTGTCCAGTGTTGCCACATAGCGATACTTTTTTGTGATGTCTTGATTGGCCTCATATACCTGCTGGCTGGCTGCATTAGCTACTTGGTTAATGCTGGTGCGAACTAGCGTCATGATTTGATTGTCAGCTACAGCAGTTGACTGCCCACCTGCCGCGACAAGCTGCTTAACGGTTTTGCTTTCGCCAAATTGCAATTTGCCAATCAGCTGACTAGCAATTTCAAGCATGGTCTTGCCTATCAGCAAGCCCTGCCGCACCACTTGACTGAACCGTTCAGCTTGGTCGACGGCAATACCGCGAAATGCCTTTTGGATTACCTCGCCGTTGGGTAACGTGATCGTGGCACCCTTGGCAGCGGTGAGGCTAAATGCTCCGGTGCCAGCTTGCTGCGCCAATGCTTCGGCGCCATAGACGGATTTGTATAGGTCATCACTCAACGCCACCACATTGATCTGCGTCGGGTCTGTCGTAACAACTGACTGCGCAAATTGTGGGCTGATCTCAACGGTGCGCACTGCATCACGAGCACCGGCAGGTAGCGCACGCCGCAGCTGATCGGTGACAAACTCCGATTGCAGCTCTGTTAAACCTTGCAGCTCAGTTGCCGTTAGCGCGGTGGCATCACCTGCCCATGTGCCTAGTGACTCCTTAAGTTGCGCCAAGATGCCGCGCAACCTAGCAGCCTTAACTGGTGCAGCCAACTCATCAATGGTACGCAGCTGGTTAACCGCATCAATGATGATGTCGTTATAGGCATTGATGACCCTACGCGCAACGCTGTTGCTGTAGCGGTTTAGGTCAATGGCATTGCGGTATAGCGCCTCAGGTGTGCTCATTGGTAAATGCCTAAATCCTGTGGTGCATACCCAGATCGGATGCTGACATTAGCGCCTTTCTTTAATGCATGTTGCACCAATGCCGCAAAGGCGTCGTAGCCATTTTGCCCGTCTTCATGCAACACCACTTGGTCTACCTCATCAGGCTTGCCGTTGCGATACCAAGTAACGCGCACGATGGCAAGGATCTCATCAGGCAGCAAAGAGATGTGGTAATCAAGTTCTTGTTTCCTCGGCGGAATCGGCTCCAGTTTCTCCATCATCTCGATCAGCCTGTCGGTTAACCAGTCCAGAAGGTTGTAGATCCATTCCCGCATTGGCCGTGGCCTCAAGCTCTTCTTCTACGTTAAAGTCATCACCCAGCACCTCACCGTCAGCTAAGTTCTGTAGAAGCGTCTCTTGCGTGATGGTGCCAGCAGTGTAAAGCTGCAGCAGTGCTTGGATTTCTTGCGGTTCAAGGCGTGCGCCAAGGAAATCACGGTTCACTAAACAGCTGCCGGCGGCTTCGTTTTGCCCAAGGAA